CATTTATTAATAGAATGAATTATGTTCCCGTATAAAAAACCCGCCAAAGTGTGCATCGTTGAGAGGCATGGCGGGTGTGTTACTGATATTTAGAAGAATTAATCTTCTTCTGCTAACTTAGCAAAATAACTTAAATCATCATCTTCAGTTACATCTGGTTCAAACGGTGCATCTTCTTCAATCTTAGGTGCTTTCTTTGCTTGCTCTTTGATTGTTTCAACAGTTGTTTTTGCTGATACAGTTTCACCATTAAGACCTAATACCTTGTTCAATCTAGTCTGTAATTCTTCATAAGACTTAAACTTAGAATCAGCAATCTGTTCTTTGAGTGAGAACTCTTTCTTCCAGATTTTTTCTAATTCATTATCATCATCTAATAATGGACCTGAAGCTTCAAATGAAGATGATTCATAGTTTTGGTAGCCGTCAACTTTACGAATCTTTAATTTGAAGTTAGCACCTTTCCATAAGTCAAATGGATTGATTGCTTCTTCATCTTCAAACTCAGGATTCATTGCAGCGGTAATCTTATCAAAGATTTTCTTACCAAACTTAAACAACTTCACTTGACCATTGTTCTCAGGATGTTTTGGATCCGATACAATGTAGATGTTAGCAATATAACTTAACTTACGTTTCTGATTACGAACTACAGTTTTGTTTGCTTCAATACCTGTTGCCCATAGACCAGAATTATGGTCACAAATAGGACAACTTTGACCTTTAGTAGTCAAACATTCATCAATTAACCATTGACCACCAGGACCTTGGAATCCGTGTGTAAATGATTTAACCCAAGGCAATGCGTCATCACCATCGGCTTCTGGTGCAGGTAGGAAACGGATAACGGCAAGACCATTACCAACTTTATCTGTTTCCGGCTTCCAAAAATTTTCTGACTTTGATGTATTATCTTCTGATTTGCTGAGAGCTTCAACCGCCGTTTTTAGTTTGTCTAAATTACCGGATTGACGCTTAAGATTTGCGAAACTCATTTTTACTTCCTTTCGTATGTGCGATGTATATAAATGTATAACGGATTGTCCACCAACTACTCATAATCAACTGCTAGTATACTACAATATTATTAATTTGTCAAGCTTTAAAAGCCAGAATAACGCTTCTTTAACTGTTGTAATTGTTGTTTGTGTTGCGCTTTTAATTGGCTTTTTGCTTTATGATGCTGTGCCATTTTTTTGAGTTTTTTATACCCAAGAACACCAGCAGCACCAAGTGCCATAGAAACTGGTTCAAACTCTAATAACTGTTCTTTTTCTTCAAAAAACTTAACCAATGCTTCCATTTCTTCCAGAGTTAATTCTTCCACGATTTCTTCTGCCTGTTCATTTAGGCCTGCTCTTTGTATGTATAAATCTCTTTGAATTGTCATTGGTTTCTCCTATTTTTATATATTTATCCAATTTCACACATACATTTTTAACATAGAAATACAAGAAACATAATCAGTATAAAGTATACCAATACCGCCTGCCGTTCTCCATTGCTCTATATTCTTTGGTGTATCATCAATCAATAAAGAATCTGGTGTAGCATATTCTTGTTTAAGGCGAGCGCCAGGTACTAATATGACAGGAAATTCAATTTGATGGTCTTTTAACCACTTCATTTTCTGTGGTCGAATTTGAGCATCTCTACGCTCACTTGATGTAGAACTCAGTATCTCAATTGGTATACCAGTCTTTCTTAAATAATTCATTAGATTAATAGCATCAGGCATTAAATCTAATGTAGCAAATCCTTGCTTAGCAATAAACTCATTAAAAAATGGTTCAAACTTCTTATCTTTTTCCGCCTCGGCAGGAGGAATACGAAACATCTCTTTATATTTTTTATTGAAATCGGCAATCACGCCGTCTAAATCCAAATATATTTTGGTTATCTTAAGCATGTTCTCTTACGTTTTCTTTTAAAATGTTTTTAAATTTCTCTTTATCATATTCGATAAACGGTTTATATTTAATTATCATACGATAATGAGGAGGCCAGATAATATCATCAGTAATTTCTTTTTTCCAACGTGGTAAGAAATTTAATATATCATCTAGTATACACAATGTTTCTAATGCAACCTTACCTCTTAGGACAAGTCCTAGCAGGTCAGGTTGTTGTCCGTCAAATACTTTGAATGGTACTTCACGGTCATCTTCATATGCTTCCAATATGAATTGGACATCATTGGTAAAAGTGTATGTTAAACTTTGTATACGCTTTTGCCACTTTAGATATCGTTCTTCACCTTCACTTAATAAGTCACCAACCCATTCACCTTTACCTTCAATAAAATTGGCAACTAAAAAGTTTCTCATTTCTTCCAAATTATATTTACGAGATAGTTTAGCAAATTGATATTTACTTGAACTACTTGTAAAATTGGTATAACTCACTTTACTCTTACCATGATATTTGAAGTAATCATAACTATTGCTAGTAAAATGTAACTTCAAAGCATGATATAGTTTATACGTTTCAAAACCCGTATTTTCGGTCATATAGGTAATTTGGATGTTTTCTTCAATAAGTTTAAGTCTTGTGCTTCTTCTTTAATCTCTGCTTTAAGTGCTGAAGATATAAGAGTAGCGGCCACTTCAACTTCCAATCCAGTTTCTTTACAATGATGACAGATAGCATCCATTAGTCCTACTTTTTGTTGCTCTGCCATCTTTTCTACCATCATACTAAATTCTTTTATTTCATCACGGGTTGGCATATTAAATCTTACTAAATATATGTTGACCGATTCGTAATACCTTTTTTAAATTCCAACCAGGGTTTACATAAACGGCATGGTAATACATCGCATTTGTTTTTGCTATTGTATCATGTACATATGGTTCTGTCAATGCTTTACGAGCAACTATTTCCGATTCTTGCCATGCATACTTGTCTCTTACGACCATATTTTTAAGGCAAGTCCATGAGAATTGGCAAACAATAACACGGGTTGCTGTGTATGTTCTTTGGTAAACAACTTCACATACGGTAGATGGAAAATTAGTATTATTGGCACGGTTCATTACAACCTGTGCTACGGCTAATTTACCTTCAAATGATTCTGTAGCAGCCTCAAAGTAAATGTTATTGGTGAGGCAATTTAATTGTTTGGTGAAATCGGCAGACACTTGTGTTTGTATCTGGTCTTCCAGATAACTTTGTGCTACAGTTGGAATTGTATAGGCCAAAATGGCAGCTATTAATACTACGGCAATACTTTTTGATTTTGATGCGAACATCATATCTCCTTTTGTTTACAGTCGATGCTCTGACCTTGGACCCAAGTACTTCTGACTTTGTGATGTGGGTAGTTGAAAAAATGTTTAATTTAATATGGTTTAAACTGTAAAACCATTTTTTAAAAATATTTTATGAGTTTCTTTTGGATCATTATAATCTACATTAAATTGTTTTATCATCATTTATCCTAAAATGAGTGAGTGGAATTTGGTGAGAAGGCTCCACTCAAAACCTCCACTAGAGCTTAAGCTGCTAGTTTATAAACACTTTCATTTGCATTTATACTTTTTGCTTCTTCGACCGAGTTTCCTCAATCCTAACGTCTTTAGCTTTGACGATTCTCCATTGTTATACTAATCAGGCAATCGATATCTATTTCAGGCCCATCAAAAGCATTGTAGATGATTGATCCATTACACTTCTGCTACAACAGATGGCGCCGTGATAGGATCTCATGCTTTTGGTGGACCTGCTCGGTACTGCCCCGAGGTCTTACCAAACTTTCGAACAACTTCTACGAATTTTTTACTGTACGGATTTTGTTTTTGCTTCATCTTTCTTCTTTAGAGATTTCTTCATAATTTTCATATAGATTTTTTTCTCTAATTCGGTATGATGCTCAATACAAGCCTCGTACAATTTATGGATTAATTTTTTAAGTTTCATAGGTCTATTATACAGTAATATTTATGAAATGTCAATCATCCGATGCATTATTACCACATTTTTGTCTTTTAGCAACAGTTAACTTGCCAAAATCGACAGGCCATTCTTGACCAATGGGTAACTCTTTAGCACCTTGTGGAAATGCGAATTTAACGCCTAATTTCTGTTCGATTGTACCAGCACCAATACGGAACTTAGTCAAATCATTACCTAGATTAGGATATGGTGCAACGTGTGGAAAATACCAAGCAGCAACTTCGTTTGTTTGATTATTAATAACAATCTTATAGAAACCATGAGGAACTACAACACCATTACCAATCTTCTTATCCTGTGCGTTGTAGTCTGCACCAACATAGATTGTATATGATTGATTACGTTGAACAACCCAACCACGGACGGCAGTTTCCAAGAGTTTCCAGATACCTCTGTTTAATGAACCTGCTTGCGGTGCCATATTGGTCATTAAGAATGATTCAAATTCTACTTGTGTATCCCATGATAAGTCACCATCTGGTGATTGATGACCCTTATCGTAACCTGTACCAGCATAATCTTGAGGTGTTGGGCCGTTAGGTACTGATTGGTCAGCAGCAAAAGCATTTGTACGAGCAACACAACCTAAAGCATGGTCAGGTGTTAATGTGTATGTTACAAATCTAGGAATCTTAGCGGCCGCATCATAACCTACAAAGTAAGCTTGACGGCAGATTGGTGAAACACCAGCAGTCTGAGGCATACCATAAGGTGCATGAATGGCACATGATTGTACAGGTTGAGGTGCTCTTTGTGTCCAACCAAAAGAGAGTAGTGGTGCAAATAATACTGCTAATAGTAACTTTTTCATAATTGTCCTTTATAAAACTGAATCGCCTCAACTAAACCTTCAATGTGGTCTTCCGTTCTTTCTATGAAAATAAGAGGCTCACTATTCTCAACGGCCATGAAAATGACCAGCTTATTTATAGGAGTACCAATTAGTTCTTCGTACATAATTCCATACGCAGCAGTTTGCCAAAAGTAATCTAATATATCTTCTCTTGCTTTAACACGTGAGGATGTCTTAAAATCAATCGAGGATAACTCACCATCAAACTCACCAATACAATCAGAACGACCTGCCATACCTAATTGTGTTGACCATAAGGACTGTTCTTGGTAGTGAATATTATTGATACGATTTAATACAGGTTTAATTGATAGGAACATCTCTTTAACATCAGGCATCATATCAGGTAAAGGTTTATTGTTTAAATAATCTTCACACATTAAATGAACTTTAGTACCACGACCTGAAGCCTTCTTGGAGATAGCATTGGCTTTTTCTTCACCAACTCTTTTGCGCCATGCCATAATAGAGGCTTTCTTTTGGGCGCCTAGAACAGTTGTAACGGAAGGTAAACGAGTTCCATCAGGTAGAGTATAAAATCTTTTACCATCTGGAAATGTTTCTGATTTGAGGTCTTGAAGTGGTTTTGGTGGGCAATATGTAAACATGATGTAATTATAACAGATTAAAAACTAATTGTCAACGGGTTTTACTATCAGAAAATATATTAACAAAAACAGTATTATCTTCCAATGCTTCTATTTCATGCCATTCAATCTCTTTTAAATTGATTGGTTGTGTTTCTCTAGTTACTATTACTTCTTTACCTTCTTTACGAACTGCACACGAACCTGAATGGCACATGGTTGCATGAGCATATGTGTGAGCGTGTTTTGGTAATCCTTCACCTTTATTCGCATGATAGATATTCACACGAGCGCCATCATACACGAAACTGTGTTTAGGCATTAAAGGTTTTACTTCACTCATATCGTCTGCATACCTTGTGTTACAGGTTGTGCTTGTGTTGCTTCAGGCGGAGTTGGTCTAACGGCATCAATCATTTCAGGCGTAATCGGGTTTGAATCTAATAGTTTTTGATTTACCAAAAAATCACCAAATTCCTTTTGCATCTGTAATTTCTGAAAATCAATTCTTTTTTGAATTTCTTGAGGTGTTGGCGGTGTTGGTGCGTTTGGATTTGTCATTTGCACATCAGGATTGGGATTATTCACACTAAAACGTGTTGTTGTATATTGAGTTCCAACTAAACCATTAATGTATCCTAAATCTACGGAAGGATTTGTTCTTGCTTGTATTGCTTCTATTGGAGCAGCAAATTGCCTAATAATTTTTTCAAGTTCTTGTTGATTACTAGGAAGTGGCTCTCTTAAATGAATGTTTGCCCACCCATTATCAGAAAAAATAACATCTATTATTTTGTTTTCTGTATCCCACTTTGTGATTGTATATTTCAAATCGCTCATATTAGTCCTCCTAAGACTGTTCCTGAATTGTTGAATGTAACTGAACTTGAACCTTTTAACAAATATCTACCCGCGGATCCGCCGGCAGCACCTCCATAACCAGCAAGACCCGGTGTACCGCTACCGCCAATAAATGCATTTCCTGATGCTCCTGTTCCACCATCTTGACCAGTACTACCAGCAGAACCTGAACTACCGCTATTACCAAAAGTTCCTCCAGATCCACCTGCGCCTCCTGCACCTCCTGTACCACCTGAAGCGCCTGCTCCAGCATTTGTACCACCTGCACTACCGCCTGAACCGCCACTACCTGCAGTTCCAGCAGATCCACTAGCATTTGATTGACCATAACCTTGACCTTGGCCTCCAGATCCACCAAGTCCGCCGTTTCCACCATTTCCACCATTTCCACCAGATGTTCCTTGATAGTGGGAAACTTGACTACCAATATACCAATTGTACTCGTAACCACAAAAACCGTTGTACAGGTATGTTACAAGTGAACCTACATAATAACAACCAGGTGAACAACCTAAATAATAACCACCATAGGTTTCGTTATTATAAACATCGCCGGTAGTAATACCTCTATAATCACCACCCTGATATACTTCTACTCCATTCCAAATTGCGACATAGGATTTGAAACATCCATTACATGAACAATAATAATGAGTTTGAGCCCAAAAATTTTGGGAATCATATCTATAATTAAGGTCTGAATAGTAATAATAACCTCCCCCACCGTAACCTCCACCGCCACCACCGCCTCCGCCACCACCTGAACCTCCACCACCTCCACCACCGTATATCGTGGCGCCAGATTGATTATTAATAGTTACTGATTGGTTTGGATAATTTGCATAAATCGCATCACCACCGTTACCGCCGGCTGAATAAAAGCCTCCACCATAACCACCATAGCCTTGAATTGAACCATAATTGTTAATGATGACAGATGAACCTGAAGGGAATTGGCCAACAGTTAATGCTGTCGATGGATATGTTGCGCCTACAGTAGCTCCAGAATCAATATACAATTTATAGGTTGTTGCAGTGCTTGGAGAACCCATCGATGAAAACAAATTTACATTTGTAGTTGATGAACCAATATACTTTGTTGCATGACCACTATTTAAATCGGTATTTTGATTTAATAAGTTTTTTACTTTTGTGTCACCTAAACTAATAGAACCACTTAAACCAAGTTCAGTTCTTATGTCTCCTAGAGATATAGCGCCAGTAATAGGTGTTGTCATTTTTTATTTACACAGTTATTATTCTTATAATATTTATATCACCTCTGCTTGTGGTATTGAACAATTGGTTGGTTGTTTAAAATTGACACCAATATTGAAGTGTATAAATCTAAAAGGCTTTGTTGAAGCATTCTTGAGAAATGAATGTGGTAACCAAGAACTTGAAAACATTAACATACCGGGTTTAGGTTCATAGTTAATCATGGTACTACCATATGTTGCTAAATTAGGGTCTGCTTCCATTAAATTACCAAATACTTTTGCTGGTCTTGGGTCATGAAATACGACTCTTGTTGAATTTTTAGGACAATCTATAAAATAGAAACCAGATAATACCGCTTGGTGTATATGTTCTTCTTGACCTGAAAATTTATAATGTTCTTGGCACCAAAAATCATACATGACAGTTTCATAAATGTTCATGTTGTATCCTTGTGAACCTAATATATCATGAGCTGTTTGAGTGATAAAGTTGGTTATTTCTTTTAATCTTTCATCAAGCACCATGTTATCTGACATGATAACAGGATAGATTTCACTTGCCTTTTTATTTTTCTTGAGGTATTCTCTAGATACTTTATTCAACAAAGGAATAAATTCAGGTTTTTGAATAGTGTATATTGCTGATGTAAAATAATGTTCTTGTGTTAGTATACTATTAGATTTTTCTGATGCATCACCTACTATTGTCGCTTTATTCATAATTTTCTCTTTCAATCAGGATAACTTCTAATAATTGCTGTTGAGGTTTCTCTATCTAGTGTCATGTAACCGTAACAGCAAATATTCCAGTCATCAGCACCCATGCCGTTACCACTAACTTCATCGTGGCATTCCAAATTCTCAAGTTTAAAATGTTTTACAATATATTCTTTACCATCTTCAAAGATACGCCACACATGGTCTACACTCCCTCTACCAGGTTGGCCTCGGGATTTATTAAAACGTATCAAATATTTTTTCATAATCTAATGGTAAAACGATATCCTGTGTGGGTCAAATGTAGTAAATGTTTTCGTTAAATCTTCTATTTCTCTTGATTGTTTTGCTAATTCTGCTAATTCTTCTTTAACTTTTTCTTTATTGTTGTGTTCGTAATATAAGCGTTGTTGTTTTGACATTCCTCTTTTTGCGCTCATGCAATTCCTTAAAGTTGTTTTATTACCATTCTTTTGGTCTTTTTTAATATAAATACTGTTATAACTAACATCATATCATAAAAAGTTACCTTATGTCAAGTATATATTCAATTTATAAAGCCACAATCTTTAAAACAAGTTGTGATGGGTAAATTGAAATCTAATAAAGGTTGGAAACTTCCTTAAAATTCTTTAGGCCTTTTGGTTTTGTGATTTGCTTTAATCGTATTTCCTGGGATTGTTTCCGCCATTCTTTGAATTACATATTTTTCAAAAGTTGAATCTGGTTGTCCTGTACCTGGAGTGGACATTCTGATTCCATCAGAAAAAACTGGTAGATTTTCTGCTGAGAAGTATTGTTCCAAATTTGGATTATTTTCTTTGAATTGTTTTAAGTCAAGCCATGACATTGTATGGGTTTCAACTTCATTTGTTTCTTTGTTTAAAAAATCATATCGTGGCATAGCAGGACTCTTTCGCTTTTCTTAAAAATTCAGTCAACCATTGTGGTCTCTCTCTACTATTTATCTTACCTGACCATGACCATAGATGTGTCTTATTCGTTACGTAATATCTACGATAAGAAGTAATAGAATCACCAGCAACTTTAACATCATCAGGCATAGCAGGTGTTGGCTCAGTAAATGGTTGATTTGAAATATTATTTGGTGGATTTTTCAACGTATCAAGTAATCGAGCACACGCATGAATTTTGCCATAACGATAGGTATACTCTGATAATAATTCTTGCCATAGTGTGTATAACCATACATAGTTATCTTTTGATTGGCGACACCAGACTGCACTAGGATGATTGATATGAGATGCCAACATCAATTCATCTTCACGACTGTCTGGAAGTTTCCACCGTTTGATATTACGATTATTGGCAGTTTTGCCATAGTATTCTACGCCATCAATCACACGGTGTGCGGTAGAAAGTAACTGAGCATATTCAATTACCATTTTGGTTACATGGCGGTCAACGTGCATTTGAGCACATACTTTAGGGTCTTTGTCAAGATAAAATATATTCATAGTCACCAGTGGCGTATAACGCCTGCAATAATAAAACAGTTAGTAATGATATATGATAACACAATTACTGTACGAATACAAGCAATTCTATTGGCTTCTTTATCATTACTACCAGACTTCTCACATCTCCACATTACAACATCCTAATCAATCCAATACTATCAATACTAACTAATAACATATAGTTAGCTAACATACCAAATGATTTACGAGTATAAGCAGCCCAAGCATACATAGAACAACCTGAAATCCAAACAGGATATAGGTATATAAGTGGAGGATGTGGTACAGTAATGGCCATAGTAATACTACAACCAATAGATATAGCCCAAGCTAATAACTCAACACAAAAACGAAACTTATTACTGTACCAATCGTTTTTTACCCATTGTATAGTTCTTATAGAAGATTCAATCAATGTAGTTACCATCATCTAATTTTTTGGCAGTTTCTTTTGCTTTGTTGAAAAATTGGTCAACATTATCCAAATCATCTTCAGTACCATCAAGAATAATTAATTCTTCATCTTCATCAGGAATAGTAATCAATTCTTCATCATGAACAAGTTCTAAATGGCCATCAGCAAAGAAACCTGCACCTCTCAAGAAATAGGTAAATTCTTCTAAGATACGGTCTAATTCGATAGCATTAAACTCAACGGTGAGTTTACTGTCGCCTTCTTCCATCCAATTATCTGGATCTGGTTCTTTAATGAATGTAAACTTACTCATAGTTTAGGAACTTCTAAAGGTGTATTAGATTTAAGTGCTTTAACTTTCTTAGCAATATCATCAGATGATACAACTTGCATTGCTAATTGTTGGAACATACTATAAGAATCTTTTACTTTCATAGCAGTTTTACCATTAACGGCAGCTTGGTCAGCATAGAAAATATCACAACCACCATTGAGTAATGGAGCGATTTCAACGACCATATCTAAATTAATAATAACTTTACAGTTTTTTTCTACTGATTGCACTTCCACGAAAAGCGACATTTTTAATTCCTTTCAAAAAATTATATAAATAGGTGTAGGTCACGATGCGCTAACATCTACCTACTCTATGTCATACACTATAACACAAGGACACAGCTCATGTCAAGTATATATA